ATTCTTAATTCTCCAATTTCAGTGGCTCCTGCTTCTCCTGATGTCCAGAAGAAGATTTGCCCGCAGTCATATGAATTTATGTCTGCGCCTCCAGGTAGCTGCCCGGAGCGAACAAAGTGTTTTTGATTTGTTGCTGATTGTAAAAACTTCTTTGGTACTTTCACAATCATATCTTTGTTCACAATCCCCAATGTTTTTATTGGATAAACCTCTGCTTGTACTTTCGTTGAGGGTGGGGTTTGTTTTGCATCTGCTGTTACGGAAATTCCACACATTCCTCCCACTCCTTGAGCGGAAAACACACCTTGCGATGGTTTATAATAAACTTCCAAAAACATGACCTCATATTTGTCAAAATTTTGTGCTGTTCGTGATGCAAAGGGAAACGTTGTTGAGTTTCCCGGATTTAATGGATAAGTTGTTGATGTAAAAGCAACTGTTCCATTTACAGTTGCAATTAATTCATCCCCGTCGAAGTCCATGGATGAGGGTACGTAGGTCATACCTCTCTTCTTTTGAGCTAGTTCCATTCCTTGTCCTTTTCGATTTCTGGGTTTGCGCTTTCTCTTTCCATTTTGATTCTGGCGCAATTGTTGAGGAGACATCATAATGACATCTCCAATAAAAGGTTGTCCCTTTCTGTTATTGTTGTTGTTTCGTTTTCGCTTCTCCCGCCGGGTGCCTCGCTTTCTTTGTTTGTTTGCCTCGTTCATGAGACTTTTATTCGGCTTTATTATCTTTCTTGTGCTTTCCGAATAATTGTGTGATTGTGGTTCTAAATCAAATGAGGCAGTGCCTACAAAAATTTGAAAATACCTTTGATCACTTAAAATTCCTGCTTTCGCAGATATCCATTCTGGATAATCAAACAAAGTTTTGTCAAATTGGCATAAAAGCCAAGAGATAAATTCTCGACAAAAGTTTCGAAACGGAATATCAGTCCATCCATTTAACATTAATGCTGTCGCACGTTCTAACGTAACCGCTGGGTCTCGTTCAAACTTTGGTGCATACAATAATGAGGTTAACAACTTACTTCTCTCATAAAGAGGTACAGCTTTTCCTTGCATAAATACTGTTTTTGCTGATAGAAAATCTAACTGTTCTGGCAATCTAGGTTCTAATGAATCTGTTGTTGTCGTCACTCCAATTTTATTCCACTCGGCTATAATAGACCGAGCATTATAAAACTTATGAGCTTCGTCTGATACTGTCCATGTGTTATCATCTCCTAATAGCATTTTCGCTGTGTTGTTTTCGAATTCCTCATATCCACATTGATCTTGTGGGCATGTTCTTATCCATGCATATGCTAATAAGACATACAATATAATTGTATTGTCATTCACTGTGTTACATGATCCTGATGGATTTCCTGTTTTCTTCATAATTAAAACTCCTTCTGGTGTTATGATTAGAGTATTCACCAAATTCCTATAATAAACTTGTATTCTCTTTTTATTTTCAGGAGTACGGTCTTCTTGTCGTAGCATAGAAAACCTAAATTCTGCGCAGCCCCACATAAGGTAGGCTCGCAAGGATGAGTCATATTGACTTTCATCCAACGCGTATCCTTTCTTGAATTTGTTTAATTTCTGATACATGCGTTCCCAATTACCACCAAACGGTGACATTCCTACTGCTGATGCTGTGACAAGATAAGCTTCGTTCATTTTCTCATTCATGTCTGCAAATAATCGGTTTCCCTGGACCGTCGCATCAGTTGGCATTGCTGTAAAGGTTCTAATAGAATTTATTTTAATCTTTTCCTCCAGTCTTAATTCTTCTTTTAGGGAATTTGTTGCGATATACGTGTAATACTCATTTGTTAACATTTCGTCCCAATCACATAGTAACCACTCTCGCATTTCATCTCTTCTATTCTCGAAGAGTTCTTTCTTTGTTTTAAACAACGTATTAAATGGATAACCAGAGGATGTCGTTAGATCTAAATCATCTATTACTTCATCTACTCCTCTCACTTTACTTTCCATCATATATGGTCCAAATTGACGGGACAACCAAGCCCACGCTAAATTCATATCTTCCACTTGTTGTGAATCCATATATTTTATCTCTTTTGCATATTTTGACAATGAGATATACGCCGCTTCTGGGTTTGGTGTTGGCAAATCCCAGCCTTCAGGTTTTTCAATATTATTTTTATCCATGAATACTTTCACCACTGGATCAAGACTCCTCTTGTTCACATATCGTGGGAAGCGGGCAACCATCCCTACCTCAGTAAAATACTTTTGGTCGATGTACCTATTATAGTTTTCGCTTCTATAGACAT